ATTCTATGCGTGTAAAAAAGGCCTCAGGTATGTTTTTTTTAATGTTTTGCCAAAGCTTTTTTTCGTTCATTAATTAAGTCAAGATTTGATTTTTTTTATCCCTTTAATGACTGAATTAGGTATAATTGTTGTGTTACCAATCTCATCAATTGACCCATCATCTTTCTCTGAATAATCACCAAATATTCTTGTAATACCTTTAGACTGACTTAATAGATGTCCTTTTGTTACACATACAGGAAGTTTTGCAGCCTGAGCTGCTGGAATGCTTTGCCAACTGCTGTCGCTACAAATATCAAACCACTGAACCGACACGAGAGGATACCTGTCCTGCCAATCTTTAGCTTTTTTATTTATCGTAATCTTTCGTTTTAACATTTACCGTACCCACTGATGTGAACATGGTAGAGTTATGCACCATATTGAATTCTTTAATAAACTTACTCCACTCCAGATTTTTGACCGATCTCTTCTGCCCTGACTTTTACTTCTCTTTTATCAACATACATAGATGCTAATTGTCCTGATCTATATTCAGCATTGATTGCTGCTGCATACTGATCTTTCTTTTCAGCTTTATCTGCTATACGTTCTAATCTTTTGTAACGTCTGAGCTTATCACCCTCGTAAACTTTTACCTCCTCTGCAAATTTCTTATCAAAATATTTGACTACATGAGGATTTAGTTTTCTATTTAATAATCTTGAGGCGATCACAGAGTAATCATTTTCATTCTTACATTCATATCTAGCATGTTTCAAAGCTTCCGCTTGAGTCATGTTACCCCAATTTTTTACCAAAGTTTCAACAAAAACTTTTTGTTTAATTGTCAAATCTTCAATAGTTCTAAATTCTTTCTTTTTTAATCCCGCCACTTCTGTATCCAAATTTTCTAAATCTTACTTTCTTATAATTTCTGTCAGCTGCTGCTGCCATTTCTTTTTTCATTTCTCTTCTTTGTTTTCTAGTTAAAGGTGAGACCTGCATAGTTTTACCTGCTTTATCAGATGCAAATGCTTTGCCATAAATTACCGGTTTTCTAAATTTTTTCTTTTCTCTTTTGCCTCTTTCAATGTTGACTATAATTTTTCTTCTTAGACCTGGAGTTGCTTTTATTTCAGCTTTTGCAACTAATTTAGTACCCAAAATTTGTTTTTTAATATCTGACTTTATTAAATTATAAGGTACAACAGGAGTTCTTAATTTTTTTGATCTTTTAACTTCAGATTTATGTCTTCTAAAAGCTTTTCGAAAAGCCTCTTTTGCCATCTTTCGACCTTCTTTTGAGGCTAAAAGTTTCAATCCACTCATTGCTAATTTTTTATACATAATATTTTTTATTATATAGATTATTTTAACCTATGACTATATCTTGTGTTTCTTTTGATTGCGTTCCCGCAAGTGTCCCTGAGGGACACCATAGGGACACCACAGGGACACCACTAATATTGATTAAAACCATTGGTATTATTGAATAATAGTCTTTTAGGGACACCAGGGACACCTATTTGACCCCTGGGGGTTGTTTTTATTGTTAGTTACTCTGAGATATCTATATAATAAAATTTGTAAGTCAGGCCAAAATCAAGTATTGTTGGTTATGGGTTTATTGTTATTTGACCTTGAATCATCGTACTGGGTGGGTTTTGATTTGGCTCCTTATACCGATCTTTTTTTACCGCCCGGTACAAAATTTGTAAGGCCTCCATGACTATCTACAAAGACAACCAAACAAATATCCACTCCCATCATTCATTACATGTAAATTTATAGACTCAGCATAACCACTTAACTTTAATTTTAATATATCACACCATTCAAAACAATTAGCCTCTGTTATAAGTTCAATACCTTTTAGCATTTCTTTGCTTACTGGCACCAGTTGGTAAAGACCATCATTTAATATAATTAATTCAATCATTTAAAGTAAAATCAAAAGAAATAATTCTTTTTTTAAAGTTTAATTTATTAGGGTTTGTGAAATGTGTTAGAAATTGTGGCACAATCATAATATCACCCTCTTCTACCTCAGGTGCATACAAAACACTTTGGTCTTTTTCATTGTTCCATGGTTGTATGTAAGTTGTCCCTGGAGATCCTTTTTTTAATCTAAGATAAATTATACCTGCATACCCAAGAGATCCATGATTATGAGCCACATGGTAATCTCCCTTATCATAAGACACAGACCAAGTTCTTTTTAAATCTATCTTTGAGTTAAATTTGGTCCTAATTAAATTAAACTCATCTTTAAATACCTCCTGCAGCTCCCAGGTCATATTGGATTTGTTTCTGTTTGTATAAAAATTTTGTAATCTTATTTCTGGATATTGCTCAAATAATTTTTCTATTTGTTCCCTCTTATTTTCAAAATTTATAGATTTTATTTTAAAAAATTCTACTTTAAATATTGGTTCAATAAAATATTTAATTTCCATGAGTTCTAATTAATTGATTAAAAACAGTAGTCCAAGGATTGAAATTATAATCTTTAGCTGCACATCCAGATAAAATAATTAATATTATTAGAAATCTCATCGATCTAGTTTATCAATACGTTTTTTTATTTCTTTTCTTTCCTCTTTTGTTTTAGCAGCTCTATAAAGTCTATAACATTCTCTATAATTTATCCATGATTTTTGTAGCTCATTAAATACAACTTTTCCGCTATCAACTAATGATACATACTTTTCTCTAATAACTTCTGGATCTAAATCAGCATTCCAACATATATCTTGAAAACTTTTACTATTTTCTAAAAACCATTTGTGGCTATCTTCTTTCCAATAAGTATCTTTTTTAACACCGCTTGTGCTAATTGCATCTTCTAATGCTTGTAATATTATTGCTTGAAATAGTTTTTGCTCCGGTGGCCGTTGTCTTGTAATAAATGCTGCTGCTATTTTAGTGCCCAACAGTCTTAACAAGCTTGGAGAATAGTTCACGGAATAACCTCTGATGTTCTCTAGGAGCATCAATAACAACTGACCATTTATAATCAGCTAACAAATCTTCTATATATTCATAACGCTCTTGGCCATTTAAGAGTTTACAATTTAATATATTTAATTGATGTAGATTATTTAGTTCAGTTTTATCCATGTGCAAGACCACAGTGTGGGAAAAGATATGGATAATTAATTTCACACTGTGATCTATGCATTTGTTACAATCAGT